AATACTAAGCCCCCTCCCTACGTCATCACGGGATCAAATAGTACATTTGATCCCCATACATAATTAAATATGCCTATTAGTTTAATTAAACAAAATTAATTAAACATATCGCTTCGCGTATCTTATTAAAATAATAGCAATATCGTTATTATTAATTGGGTTACATACAAACGTGTAATGGACAATACAAGGCCCAATAAGGACTTAGGCCCAATAACATAAAATAATATTATTTTATTATTCCAAACGATTACACGCTAGGTGAAATATACAATATAACTTACCTCACGGTAATTTACATATTACATATTAACTGCATGATTTCTTAACTCTTTCCATAAAGACTGTAAATACTCCAGGTCTTCACCTTCAACCTTGACATCCAAGCCCAGTGTCTTCAGATGATCACGAACATCTTCAGCAACACCTTCAACGAACGTATCATCTTCAGACTTGATTTCAACATCTCTTTCACCGACGAGCATAGCTCGCAACCCTGGGATATTCTTCACTAATAATACACCAAGAACATAACCCAGAATTAAATTCATCACAAAGGATGAATTTAACACCGTAAGAACCAGGAGGAAGAAGAAAATGAACCGACGTTCCATAGCGGACTATCTCTCTCTAAAGATGTAGAGAGAGAAACAATTTCTTAGCAATGAAGGATCCAATGAAGCCTGGCTTTTATAGAAAGCCAAATGAGATAGCGTACCCAGAACGCCAGTATTTTTCAATTTAATTGTTATTAAATTAATTCCCATTTATTAGCTGCCATGTGCTGGAAAGCACATGGAAAGCATAGTGGGTCCAGCCGCAATTTAGACCAATCAAAAACAAGTAACCATTTAAAGCGTAGTGGACAATCTTCCGTCAGATTCGCTTCGCGAATCACAGATCCTGATCGTCCACGTGGTAGCCACAATGAACGGCTGAGATTCATTCCAAATGAAACCTCTGATCCCGGGAGGGGGGT